AGGCGCCACATTTAGGGGTTTGCCTCGGTAATCACAAAACTGGTGACACTTACCGGCTGAGTGGCAACGATGCTCGTCGTGGTCAGGTTCAAATCCGATCCAGTGGTCCCGACATCTCCATCCATGACGAATGTCGTGCCATCCGATTTGACTATCCGAAACCATGTGGCCGTTCCGGTAGCGTTGGCGCTGGAATCCTGAGTAATAGCGTTGAGCGTCAGAACGCCGCCAGAAGCGCCAGGCGCGAACGTGGCGTTGCAGGCCAACTCGGCCAGCAAGGTTGTGGCGGTGCCGCCCGTTGCCGGCCTGGTGCCGCTGTAAATACGCAGCAAAGCGCTTGCGCCTGCTCGAGTAGTAATCGCGTCCAGCATTGCGTTTCGTATTGAAGTGTCATAAGCCAAAGCCATTTCTTTTCTCCATAAAAAAAGCCGCGCGAGGCGGCTTGATCTGCTTAAAAACTTCTGTTTTCTGTACATATCCGCAGTGACATGTACATGGAACCCACATTTCCTATGCCTGTTTCAATCCGTCCATCGTTTCTGCCAGCACTACCCCGGTAACCTTCACGTTCCCGGACAACACCACTTCCACGTTATCGGACTTGAACCCGCTCGGAAGCCGGAAAGCCTTAGTATTCACCACCGTCTTGCTGAACTTCAGTTCATCGTTGGCCCAAAGTTGGAATTGCAGGGCGTCTATCGTCAAGGGAGGAAGCAATTGCATTTCATCCCCGCCGATTTCATATTCCCCGAGCGAGGGATCGGCTAAACCGTCATTCAGGCCGGCAACAATCAGCGCCTCATTTGCGGCGATGATCGCATCATAAGCAGCCTGGGAACCAGAACTCTCCGCCTCCGACATGGAGAAGTCCGCATCGATCTTCGCGGCTCCGTAGTTGATCGGTGGCGCCGTGAGAAATTTCTTGCTGCGCCATTCATAGGAGAGCTTCGTGCCGACATCGCCTTCCCACTGGTAGATTTTCTTGTCCACGGCGACATAAAGTTTGCCCGTGGCCGGGTCCGCCCATATCTCGGTAATGCGCTGGTTCACCTTCACGAATGACGCAGCTTCGGACTTATCGATCACGAACATCAGCGAGCTATCGTTTGCCGAGTAGCCAGCGTAGTAGCGGTTATCCGCCGCAGTCGCGATGAACGTGTCCGGGTTCAGTTCTGACCATTCCTTCTGAGTGAAAAGATCCTTGGTGACAATATCGACCTGCGGCCCTACGATGACCATGCCTTGCGGCGCGGCATATCCCACACCGAACGCAAAACTCGCCACGCTGCTCTTGGACATGCACGGCCACGCCACGCCCAGGTTCTGCATGCCGCCACCCATGGTTACCGGATCCACGCCGGTAATGGTGAAAGGGTTGCCCTCGGTCATGCCAACGAGCGTAGTCCCGTTGATGCCAATTGCCACGATGTCCTGATCGTACGTTTGCCGGTAGGCGAGAGGCCAGGCGTAGGGCTTGAATGGTTCGGAGAAACACACCTCGTTCCCGAAGAACCCGCAGGCGATACCGTTTGCCATGATGACAATGCCCCGCATGTTGGCGGGCGGCATCAGCCAATTGGTCGATGGCAGGGTTTCATTGACGGCTGCGACAGTATCCGAGATCGTGTCGCTGTAAGTCGTGGTCGCCACCGAAACAGTGACCAGATAGTGGTATTCCGTGCCTGTGGCGCTCGTCAGCGTGCGGTATATCCGCTTGGTCATGCCCGAGGTATTGTGCGGCGCCACGCGCGCCCAGGTACCGCCTGAGGTGTATGTCTGGACCGTCGAGAGAATGATCACGACGTTGTTTCCGCTGATGCTATCGATGGGGAATGTTCCGTTCAGGTCCGTCATGCCAGAGACGGAAGCAAACGTGATTTCCTCATACGGTCGCAGTCCGAAAACACTATTTAGTGTGATGGTCACATAACCCGCGGATGGCGTATCTTTCAATGCGTTCGATATGGCCCCGCTGTTCGGCGGCGCGGTGTCCATGCCGGACAGGCCCCAGGTTGCGTCTACCTTGCTGGTGGTGACATCCGAAGCCGGAGAAGGCCCGGATTCTTCACCCCAGGGCGTCACGAAGGTATAGACATAGGACCGGCTGACAGTTGTCGAACTCGCTCCACCGGTTGGCGTTACGGTCGGCTTGGTGATGGGAGGCGTAACCCCGAGGACGTAGCAGCCGGCGGGATAAGGCCCCGTCCCGGCAGTCGCCATATCGTATTCCGATGCGCGGGGTTCCCCATCACCGGTATAGTAAAACCGTCTTGATGTGTTTCCGGCAATCGGGGAGCGCGCCACATCGACATCCCGATTCCAGGCAAGCCACTTCTCGTTGCCGTCCTTCTCCATACGGAACATCGACTTGATGTCGCCATTGATGACCGGGGCGAATACAAGAAGCGGTCCGCTGCGAGGACGCAAGTCTCCGGATGTCAGATTGCAATTGGTCGCTACCTGCGCCTGATTGGGCGCGAGCAACTGCTTTGCCAGTCGCGGAACGAGGCCGGAAAAACCTGCTATGCGGAATGCTGTCATTGATTAATGAAGGGAGGGACAGCCACGCGATGCGAGGTTATCCCACAAGCCCTTCAATAAGGGAGCTTAGGCCGTCGGTTGACCAGCTTGAGCGGTAGCCACATCCACCAGCGGTTGCAGGAAGCCGCTGATTAGCAGGCCTTCCATGTGGGCCACACCAGCAGCAGGAACGCCGGTATATGCGGCGCTGATCGTGGCGAAGTCTTGACCTTGATCGTCTTTCACATCGAAGCTAACGGTAACTTTCATACTATTCTCCACAGTTGAGTTTTGGGCGGGATTGCCCGGATACACCTTGGTTACGACTTTCCCGTTCTTCAGGCGACGGGACTTGCCTATGAGGCCCATGCTGGCGAGATAGCCCTTGATAGCGCGATGCTCGGCAAACGTGGGCGCATCATCCGTGGCACGGAAGACCATGCCCTTGAATTCATATTCGGTACCGGTGATTTCGATACAGCAGACACCTCGGAACGGGAGCGCTGTCGGCGTGGGATATAGGAATCGGATCAGACCGGCAGTGGGCGACAGCCATTCGATAGTCGCTGTGCCGGATTCCCAGTCGAACTCGATGGGCCTCACGCCCTGCCCTCGCAGATCGCCCGTTCCTCGGCCCGCCTTTTCACCAGGCCGGGCAGCATCTTTCTGCCGGGCCCATATTTGAATGCCTCGATGCGCGCGCATGCTTCGGCATACCGGCCGGAATTGATCAGATCGATCAGATTGGGTGGTTTGCCGGGTGCGGCCTTGCGGCAGAACGTGGGAACGCCGACACTGTACGCCAGCCGCACGTAGGCTTCGTACTCGTACTGGTATAGCGGCACTGTAACGCAACGCCTGACCCCGGCGGCATAGACGCCCTCAACCTCGTCCAGAAGCCGCACAAGCGAGCGTGTAGGCGTAGTCTTGTCTCCCATATGAACATCTTTGGTGGATCCGAATCCGATGGTTGGCACGTCGCCGGGAACCGGGATATAGGCTTCTTCCCGGTAGCCCTCATGCACCGCAATTCCTACTAACGTCGAGGCGGCCAGCACCATCGTTGCGACAGAGGCGCGAACCTGGGTTGGATTAAGCTTAATCACGACAGCAGCACCTGAGAGATACCAGCAGGCATATGCCGCCCCAGATCAGTCCGGCTCCAATATCCGCGTACAGGCTCGTTCCAATCGTTACCAGCAAAGACCCGGCATATACGCTCGGCCATCCGAAAATAATCTTCACATTGCGCTCCAATACGGGCCAGCTTCGACCCAAAAATAGTAATCAACAGCGAACAGTACAAATATCAAAAACAGCAATCCACGAATCACCGGATCGTCCCAATCATCCATTTCCCATCTCCCGTAAAATATGACGTTGCGTTTTTACAGGAGCAACAACACCGGTTCATGGCTTTTCTCCATACTGCAATTCGATGGCAAGCTGCGCGAAATGAATAATCTTGCGCAAATCTGCTGCACCGCCTTTATCCTTATGCCTCGTGACGTATTTCACGATGCTGCCCTGAAAGAAATCCAGATTATTGGCGTGAATATAAATAATTGGTTGTATTGATAATTTTGAGTAATGATCTCCGCCAACCTGGGCATCCAAAGATGATTCAGCGCTCATATCCGAAACTCACCACAGCAGTAATCCAGAATGCCCCGATCCAATATGCGGCATCGGACCAGCTGCCATGAATCGCCCAGCGGACCACGTTCAACGCATACAGAATCAGGATCACGTAGTTGAAAATCTTGGGGTCAAGTAACAAGCTCATACCGTGAACGTCTCTCCCCTGAAGAAACACAGCCCATCGTCTTCGTTCACCACTTCGCAAAGTTCAGGTGGCATCAGTTTCCCCTTGTGAAAAGTCAGCACAGCGAAGCCGGAACGATGATTCGCCGGCGCGTCCTCTGCGTATGTGAATTGCGGTCCGATCGGATCAGCCAGCGTTCCTGTATCTACCGCATACCGGGTGCCGTTGTAATCGGTATAGGGCCGAACTTGCAGCGCATGAAGATGCCCGGTGATAATCGACGTTCCCGACTTCAGAACGTTGTTATAGGTGGCATGAACCCCGTTGTGATAACGGTGCTTGATCATCGTGCGGCCATTGATCATCATGCTCCAGCCGAATTTCCACGTAGGAAAATGATCCTTAAGATCAGTCCCATGAACACCCTCGTACGTCGGAACCTCGGCTGAGAGGCGGGTATTAAAGCGGATGTCGTGGTTACCCCAGTTCCAGAACAGCGACTTGCCGCCCATCGCGTCATGAATTTCATACATCCTGTCCTGGCAGGCAGATAACTCTTCCTTCACACTCGGAGGTTTCTCCCATCCGATGCGCGGGTGGCGTCCTGCGGTTGGCCCGTCAAATGCGTCTCCGTTGCAGACATACATTTGGGGCTTCAAATCTTTTATAACTTTGATGGCAGCTCGATGAGCGGTGGATATGACTCCTGGCCAGTAGTGTTTGTCAGAGCCAACGATCACGACACCGTTTTCAAGATCAACCCGTGTCCGTATCCCGTTATCAGGGATCGTCACTTTCATGTCCGGGCTGTTTGGCGCAGTACAAACCAATCTAATGCCACGCCTTCCCTCTATCGCCCTGCGGCGCCCCAAAACGTTTCTTACAGAAATTCCAAGGGCGCTTGCTACAACCTGAGGAGATGAGCTGCGCCGCCACAAAGAGATGAATTCTTCCTCAGAACAAGATGCCGCTGCCATTACTCCACCGGCCCGGTTGTGTGAAGCCTGAGCCAATAGTTGTATCCGCTGATGCCAACCACCGCGATCAGCAGCGCGATACATACCCAATCAGTGCGCATGTACCCGAATACGTCTCCCAGGCTCATGAGTCCCGAGGCCGCAGCCGCAGCGTATCCCGTCCACTTGTTGAATCTCAGCGTCCTACTCTTCTTCCTCGATTTTTTGCAAACCACTTCGTTTTGCTGCTCGCTCAATTCGTTCATAATCCTCCCGGCATTCCGGATTGCAGAAAGCGCCACGTGACGCCTCGCCGCAATTCAGGCAGTGGCCGTTATGTTTCGTGACGGGCTTGCGCTGTCGCAGTGCGGCTTCCCGCGCTAATTGCTCCATCTCCGACGCCAAATCAAATTGGTCCATTACCGGCGCTCAAGTATCCTGTCGATGCGGTTATGGGCCTCTTCCGCTGATTTCTCCGCATGCTCCAACCTGGTATGGATGCTGCGAATGTCGGCGCGTATCCCACCCCATATCGCTGCACCAACGATGAGTTGCCCGGCAAGCCACGTCCATATATCGAGATTTGCCACAACGCTTACCTCACGAACAGTGCAAAGATGGCCAGAACGACAACCGCCCCCAGAGTCCCGCCGATAATGACGGCTGTCCAATGTGACGCCTTCAACTTATCCAACAGGCTATCGGCTTCCGCATCGGCAGCAGCATTCAGTTGAGCAGCTTTTTCTTTCCACTTCGGGGTAGGCAGAGACATTTGAAACCTCCAATAAAAAAGCCGCTCAAGGCGGCCTGTAGTGTTTATAGTGCTATGATTTCAAATAAACTTTATTGAGTAGTAGACTGCGTCGAATATCAGGCAGGACAGGAACCAGAAAGCCAGGTCGAGCTTGCCCACCTCTTGCCACTGGTGCTGTTCGAGTTCTCGCTCTACCGCGACTATCATTACGAGTAACGGTGCTATCCAAGCCGGAATAGGCCAAATGAACGCAGCCATCAGGCACGCGCCATAGAGCATGTGCAGGGATTGATCGCGCACTTCGCTGAGCGTGGGTTTATTCATGTATCACCATTGAATCGAATCCAACTCGGCTTGACTGGGATTCGCGCCGAGTGCGTTGATCTGGTCGCGCAGGAGTTGGCGTTTCCCAGTGAGAGAACCATGCATTGGAGCCAAAGCATCAGCCAGCGTGATGATCAGGTTGGCAAGTACCGGCTTTGCTATTCCCCGGGCTTGAGCTGCGGCGTCTATCCAAGGGGTTGCGACAGTATTATCTGCAGCCCACGCGCGTGCCTCTCGCTCCTGCTTCGGCCAGGATGCGATCTCGTTTTCTGGGTATCCGGCAGTCAACCCATTCACTGCGGCTTCATATGCTGTATTGATGCGTGCATGGGCAGCGGCAATCATCTCTTCCGGGGTTGGAGCAGGATTATTGGGGAGTTGTGGCGGCATATTCCATGCGTCAATGAATGACTGGAATTGGCTGATGCTATCCAATTCGGCATTCGGACCGTTGTCGTATTCCACATGACCGGTTGTTCCATCCCATTGGACAGCCCTAACTCCACCAGGGAGAAGTGACATATCTATAGATTTAAATACACCATCTATCCCAACAACCTCGTCATCTCTGATAATCGTTACTCGCATATTTCTAACCGCTCCAATAATGGTTTCTGTTTTTGTGCTGATAACAAAACCTGTTGAGTTTGTTTCCCTTGCTGCACCATTTCATTTCGGAATGATTCAGTGGCCGCTACGCCCTTGCGCGACTCATTGGCCGTATTGATTAAGAGGGATGGCATCCAGGCAATGGCGCAACCCCAATCCTCGATTTCCTTCCCGGAATTGGTATCAAAACCAGCCACTTTAATATACCAAGGGCATCGGGCTATATACTGCTTGCCATTCTCTATTTTGACCTCTTCGCACTTTGCTCCGAGCGGGCAGTCAGCAATTCGGATTTCCATATTAATTTTTAGAGGCCAGAATCATGTCGATGTATTGCACCGCCAGATTAATGGCCGTGCCGGTGAAAGTATGGTTGTGCGATCCGCCGCCAATACCGTTATCAATACCATCACTCGTCCAGCCCAAACCTGTTTGCGCGTCGGCAGAGCTGGCCACCCGAGTGGGCGCGCCCACAAATCCGCCGATCGAATAGCTGTGATTGTGAGGTGGGGTTTGCGCCTTGCTGAGAGTTACCGCGCTATTCGATCCCGTAACTGCTTGAGATGCGAAGGCCGTAGTAAAGGCCACAGAGCCGCCCGATCCTCCGCCTGCTCCGCTGACGATCCGCAAAGCCTTGTTGTTGTGAGTCGTGTTCTGCGTATAGCCTGTTGGCGCGGTGGCCTGAAAAAATGCAAACGTTGTGCCAGTCGAAAATGCGGGCTCTGCCCCCAGAGTTGCCCTTGCAGTAGCAGCATCCGCATCATCGAGCAGGGTACGAATGAAAGCGGACAGCCCGGCCAGCGCCGCCGCTCCGCTTCCCGTAAAGTACGGCAGCTTGTCGGCAGCCGAAGCCAACGATCCCAAAGCGATCAGGTTGGCATTGGAGAGCGATTCCTGAAGCGCGACGTTGCAAAGACCAGCGACAAAGTAATCTCCTGCCGCCCAGGTGCGGGCAGTCGTTCCGTCCAACCCACGCCCGCCGACAGCGATTGTCATCGTATCGGTGCTGCGCGCTTCGACCTTCACGACCTCACGATTGCCAGATGCGTCTTTGAATATCCCGTAGAAGTAGTCTCCTGCCGCAAGGGCGGGATAGAGTAGCCCTTGTCCGGCGGTAACAGAAAAGCTTAGGCCGGTGGTGCCAGATGGTGCTGATGCTACTTGTGCTTTTCCAAAGTTGGAAAATTTAAGCCCCATGCTTACCGCCCCCTCGAGTTGATAGTTGTCCTGAGTGGAGCCCGGCTGTAGTTGCGCGCCTGCCTCATCCCGGCTTGACCAGTCAGGATCGTGAATTGCTGGTGGTGATAGGTTGCGAGCTGCAATTGGGTATATGGCTTCTTGGGCGAGGCCATCAGCCTGGCCAGCGCACCATGAACAATTGCATCCCGATACTCGTCAAAAACGTCATCGTCGATACCGATTGCCGCAGGCGATGGCTTCAACGCCACTTCGAGTTTCAGCGTACCGACCACGTCGGGCGTTGGCACAAGTGTCAGCGCCGTAACTCCCCCAAGCACATACTCAGGAGTGCCGGCCTGATTGCGCCAATTGTAGATCTGGATCCCGGATTCTCCGGTATGGCAATCGATTTCGCTGCCTTCGAACTCGGCGTAGGTGACTGCATGCACCACGGCCTGCGCCGGGGGGACGGAATTGTACGAGGCGGTGCCGGACGTCACTGCGATGTCGGGATGCGAGTATTTCCAGGCCAGAGATTGGGAACAGAAATCAATTGCCGCTTGCCGGAGCGCAACGTCAACCGCCGCGAATGGGCACCCGGGTAGGTCGCCTGCCACAAAATCATAGAAGTTATCCCACGTTTTCACGGCTGCACCTCGCTACCGAAGAATTGGGCGAACGTCAGGGAGCGGCCGGAATTCATCTTTTCGTCATCGATCGTCTCGGCCCTGAACGTGCAGTAATCGGCGAGCGTTTGAACGTAGCCGGCGGCCAGCGGGAAGGCGTCTGTGAGCACGTTCTGTCCTGTCGGAAGGTTTGCGTACTGCCCGACGAATAGATCCGGCCGGCGCTTCACTAAAGCCATCATGCCGTGGTTGGCGAACGCCAGCAGCGTTGCATCGGTGACGCGCACCTTGTCCTCGTCATTCAGCGGAATGCGCGCAAGGTCGACTACGCTCTGGTAGGTGAAAGCCATTATTTGCCTTCTTGATCCATCTCATACCGGCCGAACATGGCGATAACCTTGTGCCGGATAGTGTCCTCGCTCTGGCGCTTGTCCAGACGCTCGTTGTATTTGGTCTCAGCCCAATTGATCAGGGCTTGCTTGTTCATTGC